GCTAATCATGTAGAGTACGAATGTGCAGTATTTGGGGAATTAGGAGGGTTTTATTTTGAATTAAGCAAAGGCACAACTGATAGTATTTCAAATATATCAAATGGAGTTAGCTTATTAGAAAATATTGACTTTACAGATTTAAACCATACTTATACCTATGCTAATATGGTGGCATCTTGGAATAACAGAAATACAAATCCAGGTGTTGGGTATTTCTATCCATTGATTGACTATGGCAAGGTAGCTGAAACTTCTGCAAGAAACCATTTTTATGAACAAGCATTAAGACCGGCAGTTTATGTTAGGGAATACATACAAAGGATTTTCAATTTAAGTGGATATACTTACCAATGCGATTTTTTTGATACTGCATTTTTTAAAAGGCTAATAGTTCCTAATAACGATGACAGATTAAAAATACAAGTTACTAACTTATTAGATTTAGGAAGTAATTATAGTACTACATTTAACGCATCTCCATATACTTTGCTATGGACAAGTGGTAGCTTTAGAGATTTCAATTCAATAGGAAGTGGGCAATATCAATATGTTGGTATAAGTGCATTGACAAATATCAATTTTAACTTCGGTTTTGATATGCGTTTTTCTCTTGGGCCAGGTACTTATTCATTTGAATTATGGAAAAATGGTGCGTTTTTTCAAACTTTAGATAGCTTTAATACAAGTGGCTTCCCTACCGGACCAGGTTTTAATTTTAGATACCTTAAAAACATATCTACAACTGCATCAATAGCAGTAAATGATATCTTTAAAGTTAATATTTTATATACTCCAGCCGGTGGTGGTACTTTTAGTGTAGGTTTAGATGTTTATATTAATACATGGACAATTGATGCTCCGGTTAAGGTATTAAGTCCAGCAGTAATTAACGATACTATTCAAATGCGTTATGCAGTACCACAAAACATCAAGATAACGGACTTCTTCACTTCAATACTTAAAATGTTTAATCTTTATGTTGTTGAGGATAAGAATATAGCTAAAAAGCTGATAATCACACCATATATAGATTTCTACTTAAATGAAGATTTAGATTGGAGCGACAAACTGGATAGAAGTCAAGAGATTAGGTTAAAACCTATGGGCGAATTGAATGCTCGTGTATTTAATTTTAAATTCAAACAAGATGATGCTTATTATAATAAAACCTACAAAGAGAAGTTTAATGAAGGATATATGGACTTCAGCTATGATACCGAATATGAGTATGCTAAAGACAAAGATGATTTAGAGGTTATATTTGCATCTACTATTAATTATGCTCCAAATGGTCAAGATAAGATAGTTCCGGCTTTATATAAGGAGGGTAATTTTGCGGATGAGAGTATTACTTCAAGCAATATCCGTATTCTACAAACAAAAATGCTAACTGTAGCTAATTGGGATATTAAGAATACAAGTGGAGGTAATATTCAAACCAATATAACTCAATTTCCTTATGCTGGTATGTGGGAGCATCCGACTGTTCCAGATAATGGCACTTACTTTCAATCATTAGGTTGGGCATCTCCAAAAGAGATTTACTACACGATTACCGGCACTACAGTTAATTATGGATTATTCAATTCATTCTGGAGTCAATACTTTGCAGAGATAACAAATCCTAATAGCACAATCTTAACTGCTCAATTTCATTTAACGAGCATGGACATAAGAACATTAGATTTTGCAAAAAACATACTTATAGATGGAACGATGTGGAGAATAAACAAAGTAGAGGGTTATGATCCATTAAGCGAGAAACCTACGAAAGTAGAATTATTAAAAGTAATAGACACAATTTATTAAAATGGCAGATAATATAGTAGGCACGAAGATAGTTATTGACTCTTCTCAAGCAGTTGAGTCGGTTGGTAGTATTAAGAAGCAATTAAGAGATGCAACCAATGACTTGGTATCTTTAGCAGCTAAATTTGGCGAAGGCTCACAAGAAGCGGTTAATGCAGCTAAACGAGTTGCAGAGTTAAGAGATAGAATAGGAGATGCTAAATCAATGGCAGATGCTTTTAATCCAGATGCTAAATTCAAGGCTTTTAGTCAATCTTTGCAAGGTGTAGCTGGTGGGTTTGCAGCAGTACAAGGAGCAATGGCTACTTTTGGAATTGAGAGTGAGGATTTACAACAAACTTTAGTAAAGGTACAAGGTGCTTTAGCTTTAAGTGAGGGTTTAAATACTTTTTTAGATACTGGTATTCAAGGCTTTAAAAACTTAATATCTGTAATTCAAAATAGCACCATTGTAATTAAGGCAAACGAATTAGCAACAAAGGCTGCAGCAGTTACAATGCGATTATTTGGAATTGAGGTAGAAACTACAAGTGTAGCATTTAATGTTCTTAAAGGAGCAATTGCAGCAACTGGAATAGGTTTACTTGTGGTTGCTTTAGGACAAGCAGTTTCTTATTTTGATAAACTTTCAAATGCAGCAGAAGAGGCTACTGAAAAACAAAAAGAGTTTAATAAAACAATTAAAGAGGGTAGCAAATATGAGCTTGACCAACTGACTCAATCTTTAGATAATCAACAAAAAATTGATTTGGCAAAGGCAAAAGCAAGAGGGGCAAGTGAGAAAGAGATATTTGATATTGAGCAAAGTTATAGAAGAAGAAGAACGGAAGCTCAAATTAGGCACTTTAATGATATTAAAAAAATAGACCAACAAGGTGCAAAAGAGGCTTTAAATACTATAAATAAGTCAAATGCTGAAGGCATAGCTGCTAATTACGAATATCAAGCTGCAGAAAGAAAGAGAAGGCAAGAAGCAGCAAAACAAGCTAAAGAAGAAGCAGAAAGAAGAAAAAAACAATTTGAAGATAGTAAGATTGAGCTAACTGAAATGAGTTCAATTACTCAAATAGCAACTAAAGAAGAGCAAAATAGTTATAAAGACATAAGCAAACTAAAAAAACAAACAATTGTTTTAAATACTCAAATAGCTGACTCCGAGAGATTATTGGCTCATGCTAAAAGAGAAAGTCAAATGATTGCTCTTGGTGCAATAGCTGAAAGTTTAGGTAAAGCAAGTGAATTAGCAGAAGAAGGAAGCAGCACACAAAAGGCATTAGCTATTTCAAGTGCAGTTATATCAGCTATCTTATCAGCTCAAAAGGCTTACGAAAGTACAATAGGTATTCCAATTGTAGGGCCAGTATTAGCACCTATTAATGCCGGTATATCTTTAGCAGCTGGTTATAAATCAGTACAAAAAATCATGGCTGTTCCAACTCCTGGAGGGAATACCGGTGGGGTAAGTATGCCAGGTGGAAGCTATGGAGCAGCACCAGTAAGTCCAGCTCCTATGCAAAATACAATAACTCAATTAAATCAAGGCACAATAAACGCACTCGGAAACCAAGCTATAAAAGCATACGTTTTAGAGAGCGATGTAACAAATTCACAAAATAGAGTAACAAGAATACTTAATTCAAGTCGCTTTAAATAACATTTAAACTATTTATTAATATGAAATATGACTCAAACATTCCATTCTATTACCTGGATATCAGCTCCGACTTCAACGATGATAGTGAGGTGGACTTCATCGCACTCGTTGATAAACCTGCAATTCAAAAGAATTTCTTAAAGTTTGCTGACTCATTTAGCGACTATCCGGAAAGTGTAAAGAATACTGCTCAAAAGGCTTTAGATTGGGCAGAAGAAAATGGTTGGGGTACTTGTGGGACTCCGGTAGGTAAAACAAGAGCTAATCAATTAGCAAGTGGAGAGCCTATTAGTTTAGATACTATCCAAAGAATGTACTCATATTTAAGCAGACACAAAGTAGATTTAGAAAGTTCTAAAAGCTACGAAGATGGTTGTGGTAAATTAATGTATGATGCTTGGGGTGGAGAAGCTGCTTTAACTTGGGCAGAAAACAAACTAACAAGCGTTCAAAAAATGAAATTCTCAATCAATGAAGATGAGCAAATCGTTTCTGGCCCGTTAATGTTAAGCGATACACCAATATACAGATTTGATGCAAACGGAGAGTATTATGTGGTATTCAATGCAGCTACTATTCAAAAGATAGTGCAAAAGTACTTCCAAAAAGGATATCAAGCTAATGTAAACTTAATGCACGATCCAATGCAAATCGTAGATGGCGTTACTTTATTTGAGAGCTTTATTACTTCAAAGAAAAGAGGCATACAACCAATGGTCGGTTTTGAAGATGCACCAGAGGGTAGTTGGTTTGGTAGCTTTAAAGTAGATAATCCACAAGTATGGGCTTCTATTAAGAACGGAGATTTCAAAGGCTTCTCGGTTGAGGGTTTATTTAAGTATAAAAGACCGGAAGAAATGAAAGCAGAGCAAATAAAAGCTCAAATAAAAAACTTACTTGACCAAGTTAAGTTGCACTAAAATTATTGTTCACTAATTAAAATAAAATAAAACATGCATCCAATTGATTTTGTAAACAAAGTAAAAGAGCTATTTAACGATGCTCCAATTGCTGCAGAAAGTCAAGTTGAGTTTGTAGAGTACACATTAGAAAATGGTACTACAATCAACGTAGATAAGTATGAAGTAGGTGGCGTAGTTACTTTAGCTGATGGAACTTTAGCACCTATGGGAGAGCACATTTTAGCAGACAAATCTGTTATCATCGTTGATGAAAACGGAGTGATTGTTGAAATTAAAACTCCAGAGGTAGAAGAAGAAATGCCGGAAGTAGATGCCGAGCAAGAATTAAAAGAAAAAATTGCTAAACTTGAAGAAGAATTAGCAGCTACTAAAGGTCAATTTGAAGAGCAATCTGCAAAATTGGTAAGCCAAGAGGAAAATGCTTTAGCAATGTACTCTAAATTTGAAGCAGCTATTAAAGATTTAGCTTCTGCAATTGAAGGTTTAGCTAATACTGCTACTGCTGATCCTATTGATGCTCCAAGTAGCTTTCAAAAAATTGAAAAGAAAAACGAAAAAATCAGCCGATTTTTAGAAATGGCTAAAAAAGTAAAATAATCAAATAACAATTTAAAATTAAGAAAAATGGCGTTTAACGTAAGTGCTTTATCAAACTACACTACAGAAAATCAAGATTTGTTAGTGTCTGCTGCCGTATTAGGTGCAAAAACTGCTACTTTGATTAAAAATCAAGGTAACGTAATGGTAGGTGTAAAATCTGCTGAAAAAATCAACATCATGGATACTGATGCAGTATTCCAAGCTGGTGGAACTTGTGGCTTCAATGCTTCTGGTACTACTACTTTCACTCAAAGAACTGTAACTATTGGTAAAATCAAAGTTAACGAAGCTCTTTGTATCAAATCTTTAGAAACTAAATATCTTCAAAAAGCATTACCTG